GTACCGCCATCCATGTCGCACTTGAAGGAAATAGAGTCATTATCGAACTTGATAAAGTCGCCATCGTGAATAAGTCTGCCGCCAGGTACAACTGTAACGGTCATTATTCCAGCATTTGCGTCATAAACTGCACCATTTACAGTTTGAGTATCCACTGTATTGCGTGGATATGCGTGAGAAGAAATATAGCTATCTTTAGCACAACGGAAAATGAGTGATCCAGTCGCTAACTTAATTGAAGTTTGTGCTGCTAATCCATGCTGACCAATGTTAAGATCAAGGAATCCAGTACTAGGTGTATAAGTTGCAGTAGTAACACTATAATTAACAGTAGGTGATGTACCTACATTGAATCTAACATTTGTTGCTGTAGTAGAAGCAACAGAAATAGCAGTATCATAATAAGGATCAGTTACTCTAGGATATGAATGTTCAGTTACCATTCCATCCATAGAACACGCAAAGTTAAGAGAAGAATCTTTAAACTTAGCTGATGTTCCAGTCATAAGGTTATGATTTGGAATTACCAAATCCAAAATACCTGTAGAAGGAGTATATGTGGCATCAGTTGGTGTCCAACCAACATTAGTAGTAATACCAACAAATACATCAAAAGTATTAGCAGTAACATTCCTTACTTCAAGGAACTTGTTATCTGCAGGATCACCTGCTCTTGGATAAGTATGATTGCTGTATTGACCATCCATCTCACAAGTAAATGTAAGTCCATTGGTAGTAATACCAATTAAATTAGGATCAGTAAAGTTATGATCACCATCAGCAATAATTGTGGCAATACCACTAACATGATCATATACAAATGAAGTTATTCCTATGGTAGTACCATATCCAAGTCCAGACTTACCAACATTGATAGTAATACTATCTGCAGTAGTTGTAGCAGCACCAATCTTATTGTGGAAAGGATCAGTTAATCTAGGATATGCATGAGTAGTTGCATATCCATCCTTATCACAACTCATAGAAATTGATCCTGTAGCAAGTCCTACAAGATTATTATTAGCATATACCAGATCCACGGCAGTAGATCCGATAGATAATGTCATTGCACCTGTCAATGCGTTATATCTAACATCAGATACATCTGCATAGACTAAAGTTGAAATACCAACATTTAAGCTAAACGAAGTAGTTGAAGTAGTTGTTATACCAGTTGTTACACCGCTAATTGGGTCAGTGCTACGAGGATAAGTATGCTGAGTAGCATGATCATCTCTAGAGCAAGTATATGTAAGTGAATTTGCGTCAAGAGTAATGGTATCACCTGTCATCATGCCATGACCAGAAGCAAATGATAGTGTTAGTACACCAGTACTTGCGTCATAAGTAGATCCATTTGGACTCTTTTGATTACCTGATTCTGCACCACTTTGGACATTAACCGCATTAGTAGCAGTACCACCAGCCCAAGTATGTACATAATCACCACCCATTATTAGAGCATTGGATGTAGCACTTCTAAAGATGTGCTTATAACCAATACACTCCATTTGGAGTCCATTGAGGTAAACAGTTTCAGCTACATCAAGATTGTGAGGTCCAATTGTGCTGACCTCCATAATTCCAGATACATTATCATAGTATGCAGTTTCAATACCCACACGCTTTCCTTCTGTGGGGAAACCAACAACATCTACAATAACACCATCTTCAATCACTGGTCTTACATTTGCACCTACAAATGGAGCATATCCTCTACCTGGAGTAGATGCTACAGAAACTATGATGCCACCTCTAGGTAACTGGTTTTCATTAATATCGCTTATGTCTATAATCGGCGTTTCAAATCCAAAAGAACTAATACCAGTAAAGGATACACTAGCAATACCAGCACTAGCATTATCTAAGATCTTGAAGTTAGAATCAGTATTGTTCTCACTGTAAGGTGCTTGGAAGATATTATTGATGAATAACACACCATTACCACCAGTTGAACCAATACCAGTAACAGCAACACCAATAGATGTTAATGGATAGGTAGTTTCTAATCCATCAAAATTATTAGAAATATCATCAAATACTTGGTTCTTACTATAATCTTGTCTAAGGAATGTTCTTCCACCAAAACTTGCTCTAGCATATGGTAAGTTAGCCGCATTAATAATACCCAAGTCACCACCAAGAGGTGCTTGTGTGAAATGAATCTGACTATCTAAGATCTGGAATGATCCTCTAAAGAGTCTAACATCTTCACCAGCAGCATGTGGAGTAGCTGCAGTACCTACAGCACCCCTCTCAATCTCTACAAGAGTCCAAGTACCAATACCAACTACGGGACCAATTTTATTAGTACCAAATCCAACTGTTCTTACAATAGAGTATTCATCTTCAATCTTAAGCAAATCTCCAGATCGAACAGAACCAATACCACTCAAAACAAATGCAGTTACAAATCCTGCAACAGGTTCCTCTAATGTATAGTTAATTGCAGTATAGGATAATGGTTTCTGTACAAGACCACTAATAGAGATCATAGACTTAGAATCTCTCTTTCTCATCGAGAATCTATGCTTATTACCAGCACCAGTATCTTGAAGGAATGTTACACCAGCACCTGATATAGCATCATTTCTAGTTAATGCAATTCTATACTGTTGATTATTATCTTTAATACAATATACAGTTTCAGGAAGATATCCAGTTACACCAGCACCAGTCTTATAGATTAGAGCAGATCCACCTATTCCAATAAGGTTAGAATCTGGTTTATATGTTAACTGCTCATAATTAGAGAAGAAATGATTTTGGCTAAAGACACCACTGTCATAAGTTATTGCTGCAGGATCTGCAATATTTGTCTCACGAGCATAAATTGGTGTTCCTTGATAAGTTAAATCGAATGATTTAATATTTCTGTTATTAATACCAAGATATATTGCTTGGTTAATATTCTCATATGCTTCTCCATAATTAATTTCACCAATACCATCAATAGAACCATTAGGATCTAGTAGTTTGTATAATACTTCATTATAAGCAGTAATACTAACAATACCAGCAACTGATGGATGGAACTCTAATCCATATGTACCATCAGACCTATAAGTAGACCCAAATGTTCCTATACCAGTCGTAGAACCAACTGATGCAAGTGGAGTTTCACTAATAAATGTTTGACTCTTCTCAGGATCAGATAACATGTAAATCTGATGTAAAGACTGAGTTGCACCATAAGAAACATGAACTGTAGATTTGACAGACAAATCTGTAAGACTTGTTATACCAACAATAGTAGAAATACCAGATTTTGCTTGACTGCTAACTTCAAATCTTCCTGTTCTCTCTGTACCATCTGGAGTAAATGGAATCTTAAATCTATAATTTGCAGCACCTACAGTAGATGGATCAACAATAATAGACTTATATTTAATACTTACTTGATTTGTGCGACCATTTTCAAAATTAAACTTAACTAAACCACCCTCAATCTTAGATGTTACCGTACCAATAAAGTTTGGAGCAGATAATCCACTTAAATTCTGTTTTGAGTTAAATGCTGCTAACTCGGTCAAATATGTATCAACACCATCATGCATTATTGCATATTCTAAGTAATCAACTTGTTTTAGTTGATTTGTACCAGGATTATCAATAACTAGTACTTGTACAACAGCAGCTTGTGAAGAAGTAGTAGATATTCCAAAAATATTGCCTGTAGTCGAAATTCCAAGAGTACTCGCTGCTCCAATTGTAGCTACACCACCTTCTAGTCTAATATGACCAAATGCTGATGTACCAACACCTACTGAATCAGAGAAATATCCTTGAAGTGACTTAACCTCATAATCTGTGTCAAATGGTTCATTAGGACGGACAATTAACTGTGTTTCTGAGTTAAAAGGAGAATATTCAGTATCAAATGTAACATATCCAGTACTAAGACCAACTTGGTCATAATTCTTCATTTCATTCTTCTGAAGAAGATAAGTATCTTCATCAACAGTTACTGAAATAAATTCATTAAATTGATAATGACTCTTAGCAGGATCTTCTGCTCTATGAACAGTTTGTGTTAAGAATCTTTGGAAATACCTTCCTGCAGGATAAGTAGCTACAATTCTGTAATCACTTAAATCATTAGACTCATTAGACACAAATTTAGGACTAATATCATCAATATTGAGAACTCTGTTTGTTCTGTTTAAAATAAAGTCAGAAAGTCTAGTAGTTCTTAATTCTACAAATTTAGAGATATTACCTTGAGATTCAAAATCTCTTGCCATATCATATGGGTATATTGAGTCAACTCTAAGAGGATCTCCAATAAAATCAAGAACTAAACCACCTGCGTCTTCTGCAGGACTACTTGTTTCACCTGGATTACCCAATGCCATAACTTCAGTATTGGCAAAGTTTTTAAGTCCAGATGGATGAACTATATCGTTGACAAAGGTAATTAAATCCTCATATGTCTTAGGACTATCAATTGCATAAGACATATTTTGATAATAATCATTATCTGGTAATACTTGGTTACCATCATTAATGATTCCAACATTATCTCTCCATCCAACCAATGTCTTAACAGAAGAGGCAATATTGAAACTTCCAGCAAATTCCTTGATACCAACTACTCTTGCTTGAGCACCGCTTAATTTACCAATCAAAATATCATCAATTTCTAAAGGTTCAGCACCACTAACAATAATCTTAGCAGCATTTGCGTCAATGAAATCTAAAGCAACATCTGCAAGAGGATTATCATTTCTCTTAAATGGTTCATTTTCAATGAAATCGGATGATCCTTTTACAACATCAAATCTAGCTAAGAACCCATCTTGCGTTAATTGACCAAATCCATAAGCAACTGTTGCACCAGTACCACAATTAGTACTAATTCCATTTAAATCAAAAGTAACTTCTCTTGGGTTGACTGCATCATTATAACCAGTAACTTCAAAAGAAGTAAACTTATAATCTCCAGAGTTATATCCAGAACCAGATCCAGCATCGATTGAAACACCTTCAACCATCAACTTATCACCAACTGCTATTGGTTCTGTAACATAACCCAAAACTGGAGTAGTAATGGTAGCAGTTAATATTCCAGCAGCAGCCGTTACATTAAGAATACTAAGACCATTACTATTTCTAACAGGAGCAATACCATAATCATTACCAGACAATCCAATTGGAGGTACTGAAATAGTTGCTTTGGTTACAGCAGAGTCGCTTAATTCACAAGTAATAAGTCCATTATCTAAAATCTCACCAGTTCCTTTATCAAATAGAACTAAAGCAGGTGCAGTAATATAGAACTTACCACCAAAAGTAACATTAACCTCTTTAAGAGTCGCAAAATTATCAATATTAATAACTCTAGGAACAAAAGCATCTGGTTTAAGAGTATTATCAGAAGGATATCCATAAACATCCTCTGGAACAGTCATAGATGCTAATTTATTAATTTCTAGCGATTCTGCAATTACTACAGCATTTTCCCCACTATCTCCTATACTAGAAATACCAGGTAGTCTAGAATACAATAATCCAGGACTAGCTATTCTTGTAGATGCAATTCCACCAGTAGCATTGAGAGAATTTGTAGTATATGTTATATCTGCAATATCAGAATCATAATATAGAGATTCTGGTTTATCTTGCAAATTAAGATTAAAAGTAGTGTCCCCAATACTAGTAATAGTATAACTATCCGTATAAGAACTATCAATGTATTTTATTTCAGATCCATTAAATACCGTACTATCAGCAGTAGATATACCAGCAGAAGTGAATAAACTATAGTATATGATCTTAGGTGCAGTTTCAGAGTATTGAACTTTTATTGTAGGATGATATACATTTGTATAAACTGGCATTGTTGATCCAACACCAACTGTTGCTGATGTACCAACACCAACTATCTCAAATCCAAGACTTGTACCAGAACCAACAAATTCATTAAAGAAGTTTTTATCATAATAGAACTTTAAGTCATTCCCAGCTAAACTAGGATCACTCATATCAAATATAAGATCATTATCTCTAAATGGTCTTAATTGTGGGTTAATTGGGTTAATAGTTTGTCCAGATCCACCTTGAGATGTAATATTAACAACATTTGGTGTTCCTGAAGACTCTTTAAATGTTTTTGCTAATTGGAGTGTATTTTCATCAATTACAACAACATAATACTCTCTTTGAGTTATTCCATCTGGAAGATTTGTACCATAATATAAAACTTTGTCACCTGTTACCAAATTATGCTTATATGAAGTAATTCTATTGGTTGTAGTGTTTATTCCAGTCTGATCAATACTAATTGGGTTAATAACTAGATAATTATCAACAATTTTAACAGTAGCAAATGTTGTTGTACCAATACCAGTTGCAAGACCAGATTTAACAATTAAATTGACTGAATCGCCAGTTTTTAATTCATGATTCTCTGCAGTCTGAACAGTAGAAGTAATTTTTTGTACAGATCCAGTAACTTGCTTATTTGGAGTATGTGTAAGTAAATAATCATAAGCATCAGTACCACCACTAACAAAATAGACCTCATTAGAGGTTTTAGTTGTTTTTATACCAATAGTATCTTCAGTTTTCCTTACAGCATAACATGGGTCGGGTATATTGAAGGTATTTCCAATTCCATCGGTTTTTAGACCTAAAGTAGCTCCACCAGAAGGAACAGTTAAACTTAAAGCATCATTAGTTTTTAAATTATGATTTTCTAAGAAAATGGTCTGAGTTTTAATAGATCTAGAGCTAGTACCACCAAGATAGTCAAAATTTCTAGTTATAGTCTGCCCTGTTGTAGTACCAAATCCTACTGCTTCTGTAGGATTAAAATAAATCTTTTTAGTTGGCCAAGAATCAAATTTATCAGTAATTATCGGAATTTCGATTTCATCAGCAAAGAATGAAACTCCCAATCCAGTTAAACTAGTACTTGCAGTTGCAACTGATCTACGAATTCTTAAAACATTGTCATCTTCAAAAATATTCAATATATGAGCAGTTTCTGTTCCTATCCCAACTGTTGTTCCTATTCCAACTGTAGATCCAGCACCACTATAGGACAATGGGGTCTGTGTCGAGAATCCAATTGTAGCACCAGCAGAAATTGAAGCTGGAACGAATTGAACTCTAATATCAGTGACTAATCCAACAACATCACTCTCTAAAAGTTTAGTTGAAAAATTTAAACTACTAATAATATGAGAATCTGTTAATTTATCTACACTAGTAGATAATCCAGCAACTTGTACATAATCATCCAATTCTAATCCGTGTGATGGATCAAAATGACCAACAACACTTTGACTCTTCCATTCAAACACTACATCTTCATATAATTTAAATGTAGTGTCAATTTTATTAACTGTTTTACCATGTAAAAGATTTACTTTAGCACTTGCACCACTTCCACCAGTTCCATCATTATCAAACCTAATAATTGCATTAGAAGTATATCCTGTACCTGGAGAAGATATAACTAAACTTTCTACACCACCAGTTTCAATACGATCAGGTAATGCTACATTAGGAATCTTCTTATATGGTTGATATACAAAATCATATCCAACTCCATCCCCAAACATATTGTAAGGGAAGGTATTTCTAATTAATTTAGAATTTTCAAAGCTAAAGTTACTTTGTTTAATCTTTTTACCAGAAACTGTATTAACATCTATTGGAAATCCTCTATAAGTATTACCAATATAATATGGGAATATTGGATTATTAGTATTATCTACAGTAGCAAAATATGCATAGATTCCTTCTTCAAATTCAGGTGTTTTGGTAAATCTTCCATTATGGTCGTCTAGATCTCCACTTGCGTCATAAACATAATCTTCTACAAAGAAACCAGCTTCATATTCAGCAAGAGAAGGTCTATTCTCAACTTGAGTTGTATCGAGTTTATATGAAGACTTTAATCTTGTAGATCCTGACTGAATATTATCTGGATCTGATAAACCATAAGGACCATATATTGGTATACCATCATATGCCCATCCAATTATAGGTGAGTGTCCACTACCATTATCTCCAAGGTAGTTTCTAATAGTTTCTCCATAACCAACAGATTCTAGAGCTAACCCACCTTCAACTGGAGTTAAATAGTCACCATTTACAGTACCAGTAGTATTAAACTTATTAGCAACTAATTGTCTTACTCTAGTAGAGAATGTTGCAGCGTCACCTGGTGCTTTAACAGCAACAACTGTTGTAGTTGCAGCATATCCAACACCTTGGGATAATACAACAACACTAGCAATAGAACCACCGTTCATAACAGCACGAAGTTTAGCACCAAAAGCACTACCAACACCAGTAACTGTTATATCTGGAGGTCCATCATAGTTTGATCCACTACTTTGAACAAAAGCATCAATAATTCTACCATTAACAATAGTTATTCCTATTTGACCAAAATCACCATAATTGATATCAACTGCTGGTGCTTTTTCAAAGTTTATAATATTTGATCCATAATCCTTACCTTTATCATATAAAACAGCTTCTATAACTTCACCACGAACAATTGGATTAGCATTTAGAGTAACTGGTGTATCCGAATCAGTAATAACATTAACATCAACAGTTACTGATGGATAGAAGAAATCTTGATATCCAACTCCATGAGAAGTTAATCTTACATATTCTTTATTGTTATAATTTGTTTTATCAGGAGTTCTAGTAGTAGCAATACCAGAATAACAAAGTCTAAATTTATCTTTATCAAGATTTAATACCTGATACTGGTTATTAGTACTTAAACCAGTAATAGCAGTAGCTCCAGCAGTAGTTGAGATACCATAATGAACTACTTCACCATCTTTAAATCCATGATTAGGAAATTCAACAAAATCTCTAAAAGTACTAACACCTGTAGGTGCTATAGAAAGTCTCTTATTTGTATATCCAGTTCCACCATCAAGTATACTAACTCTTGAAATTCTTCTCTTAGTATTATAATCTCTTAATTCATGTATACCAGTATTTAAATTTGCTGCTGTTGTACCAAACCCAACAGTATTAACTCCAGCAATAGAATCAGCTTTTGTTCTATAAAGCTTAAATATGGTTGCACTACTAACACCAACATAGTAAGATTGACCCTGAACTAAACATGTGTCAATACCAACAGGTGCAACAGTTGTAAGTCCAACAACAGGGTTATTGTTTGAGAAATAAAGTACCCTATCCCCATTTTTATAATAATGAGGTTTATCCATTATAAATCGACCATTACCTTGATCGGCATGTTCGATATTACCACCATTGTAGAAAGACTTAGCATTAAAGGTAAATTGTCTATATGCTAATTCTGTTATACCTCTTGCTTTTGCATTAGATCCATTTCCACCATGTATATCAACAGAAACTACTTTTTTAATTTCAAAATCAACTGGATCGATTAAAACATCTACAACTGTACCACCGATAGCTATTCTACCAAAAGCAGTGTTAATTCCCGTAGAACTGTTCTCTATACTAATTGAAGGTGGATAAAGAACATCATATCCAGTACCAGAGTTAACAAGATCAAGTGCTTTTAAAGGTCCATAGTAAATATACCTGTCAGATTTATAATTGGTGATTTCTACACCATTTACCAACATTCCAGTGTTACCATCCAATGTTTGCTCAGAAGTTGTCTGTGTTGCCTTTCCTTTAGACAAGTCCTGCTTTAAAATATACCTTTTAAGTGTTTTACCTGGGAAAATTGATTTTCTTGCTTGTTCTACTTTAACAAAATCATGAATTCCAGTTGTTACATCTGGAGGAGCAAATTTTACAGAAATTCCTGATGGAATAAAGGATCTGGAAGGATATAACTTAATTTTGTTCTTTTGTGATAATACTTCAACAAAATAAGAGTTTGCATCTAATCCACCAATAGAAATAGTGCTTCCAACAGGAACATACGCAATTTCTTCACCAGTTCTAAAAGGAACATCTTGTGGGAATGAAATTATGGTATATTTGTTAGATAAACTATCATAACCACCCCATGATCCACCAGATACAGTAGGATTGGTTAAAGTAGCATGAACTTTGTCAGTATCAATAGGATATGTGGGAATAGAGTTAGAAGCTACAAATCCCTCTTTCTCAGTGCTTTCTGAGTTCTTTTTATCTAAAATATAGGTGTTAGAAACATCACCTAGAAGTTGATTTTGACCACCAATGATCGGAACAAGAGTACTTGTTGCTTTTACTTGAATTCTTCGTATATCATAGTATAATGAAGGATCAGTTGTAAAAGTACCAGATACACTAATTGAATTGTTCGTCTTATTTACATAAGTTACTGTTAATGCTGACGCAGCAATTGTTTCTCTATCTCTTACTAATAAATCAATCTTATCACCCACTCTTAAGCTAGCTTTATCAATATTACCAGCTAAAGTAAATGTACCACCTGTTAAATCGGCAATTTGGTATCTAGCACTAGTATTATAGATCCAAGAGTTAAAGAAAATCTGCTCATATGTCTTTGATGTTAATGGATTGGTTATAAACCTTCCAAGGTTCTTAACATTAACTCTTGAAGCTAATGATAATCCATACAAATCTTGAAGTGCATCAAATTCACTCAAAACACCAGTTATTTTCATATTAACTGGTTTTTCTAAATTATTATCCTCATAACCATAAACAAAAGTTGGTGTAAAGATGTTTTTAGTAGATTCAATATCTTTTGATGTTGTAGTTACACCGATAAACTGGTTTATAGTCTTTTCAGTGTATTCCAAACGCATATAATCAGTTTCTGTAGATACACCTACCTCAATAACACCAGTTTGACCAAACCCAACAGTAGAATCAACTGTAATAACTGTTGCACCAAGACCAACCTTACCAACTGACTGCGTTCTTCCTGGAACAACAAATGTACCCTGTATTAGGTCTCTATCATCATATCCAATAAAGACAGATATACGATAATAGTCATCTCTAATCTGCACAACCTCTGAAATAGGTCCACTAGCAGCATTTACTAAAGAATTACCTATTTCATTGTCTTGGAACAGAGTTTGACCAATTAATTTATTGGCATCTCCAGAAATTACCTGTACCGCAAAGGATTCTCTCCTTAAGTAATTGGCATAAGATGGTTTAACAAGATATTTTTCAAGATCATTGATTTTTGGTTCTAAACCAAATAATGCTTTAAATAGAATCTTAAAAGACTCGTTAGTACCCTTTGATTCATATAAACTTCTTGCTTCTTTTATAAAATTATTAACATCTAAAGTAGGACTTAGCTGTACACCTTCCAATCCAGGTGAATACTGTGCTTTTAGCTTATCATAGAACTCATGAAGGAATAAGGCACTTAAATTCTGTATTACAGACCCAGTGTTATGATCAGAAGCAGCAGTTTGAGTCCATGAAAGGTTTTTTGAATCTTCATTTGCATGATATGTCTCAATACCACAAAAACCCCTTACACATCCAGTAAAACTGTTAGTTGTTACTCCCGAATAAGTAATAATTTCACTATCAATCTTTAAAAGACCCCATTCTTGTGGAAATCCCTTAGTAGTACCATTAACTATAATCTCATCATCAGTAATACTAATACTAGAAGCAATTGATACTTCTCCAGATATAACATCCTTTGTTAAATTGTCAAGTCTAATATATTTGTCAATATTTTCAGCAAGATCTACAGGGCCACTCTGATATTCTTGTGAAATATAATATTGCTTTAAAAAATCCTCAAAAAGGGGATTTTCAGCAAGAGCGAATTCTGGAGCCTGATCTCCAACAAGTTGGTATGTCTTAACTCTGGAAGATAAGGGGCTATAAGTTTCTATCATCCTTTTTTATGACCTTGTGATGGTTCCATTGTTATAACTAGAGGTCACTTTATATCCAATTCCAGATATTTGTTTTCCAGAAGATATTGTGTCTCTGACGATATTTATCTTAGTATTTGACATATCTAATTGAAGGTAAATATCCTTCAATCCAATAATATCATTAGATTCTGGATATGCCATAATTTCAACTATACCAGATGCACGAGAAGTTCCCGTTATATTGATAGTATTAATCATAACTTCACCTTTTGTATAATCAACAGTTCCTGCAGAAGGCAAAACAACAGCTGGTGCTTCATCAGACAATTCAGTTAGCTGAACTACAGCAATATCACCAGTTTTTCCATCAGAATGAGGAAGATCAGTGAAATATAATGTATTTAAATTGCCAGCAATAGTAAATCCAGTACTTTTAATGTTTTTACCACCTGGATTAACATGAAATGCATTTCCAAAGCACAATTCATACTGAGTAGAGGCATTAAAAACAGGTTTTAAGTCTCTTCTTATAATTAATTTGGTAATATTGGATGTAATAGCATTATTTGTCTCATCTATAACTCTTAAAGCATCAGAATACTTAAATCTACCACCAAATGCGTTCAAATTAGTAGATTTTCCATAATTTGTTAGTGAATTAGTAACTTGTGTCTTTAATCCATCAATATCACTATAAACATTTGAGTTAAAATAGACATTAGTGTCAAGTTCGATGTAAAGTATCTTCAGATCGACTATTCTTTGATTAATTCCAGCTATAGAATAGCTTTTTAACCTATCTAAGATCTGCACTTTAGTAAAGTCAGACAAATATGTGGAATTTCTAGGTTTTACACTTAGTACAACAGTACCAAACTCAGGTGGATCCAACTCTTCACCACCAATGACAGAAACTGACTCTGCATCAGGGAACACACTCTGTATAATACCTTCGTAATCCCTTGCTGTAACCGCCCTGTACTGCGATGAGTACACTCTAGGTGCAATGTACTTAATAGAGTCTATATCTTCGATCTCACCGCCTCCCTTGGCAGTTTGAACAGTAGAAATGGTTGGTGTTATTGAACTAGAAAGAGGAGAATCAGCATCATCTACTGCATCTCCACTAAATGAGAAGAATTTTCCGTCATTTCCTTCCTTTCCATCAGTAATAATGTAGCTAACTTCAATAACATCACCATTATCAAGTTTTTTACCAAATAAACCATCACCAAATATCAATTCATACTTCTCATCTTTGATTTCTTGGATAAGATAGATGTTTGATTTGGCATCAAGGTTAATAATATTGTCAACTTTAGAATATTCCAGTCCAGAACTAGATCCAGACTTCCTTACAAACACTCTAATGGATGCAGTATCAATAAATGAGTTATCCAAAATAAACTTTTGGTCTAAACTAGCATTTACAGTAAAGAATTTCTTTAAAAGTGTTCCCTGATAGACAGTAATATTTCTAAATTTAGCAGTTCTTGGTGGATTTACTAAAATATTGCTCCCTTCATCTATTGGACTAGTAATAGTAATGTCTTCTGGGATAGAAAATGTATAAGAAGTGTTATTTTTTGCTCCAACACAAACCAATCCTTTCCTTAATTTAACACTATTACTATTTCCGTTGAATTTAAAGTCAAAATTTATAATAGCTTCTGCAGATTTACGAGATCTAGGTACATATCCGATATTTCTAGCTAAAGAAACTACATTTTCTCTTAAAGTTGCTGAATCCAAGAAGGATTCATTAACAACCATGTTGCTATTAAACGCTGAAATATAAGTATTATACGCTAAAATATCAATAAGAACCGACATATTCGATCCTTCAAAGTCAAAATCAGTAAAATTACTGTTTGCTCTTAGATAAGAACGAATTTGTTCCTTAATTTGGTCAAAATCAAGGTTAGTAAACTTAGTTACGGGCATTTTTCTACCTAGTTGCCTCTAAAATGAAATTAAATGATTGTAAAGGAGCAGGTTGTCCCACAATTTCATAAGAAATTTCTAATTCAAATTCATTTCTTTCGGGATTTGGGTTTGCTTCAACTATAGTATTAGCTATTCTTGGCTCATATAGTGCTAAAAGACTCTGTATTTCTCTTGCGATAACACCTCCAGTAGCAACATCACAAAAACCGAATAAAAGATCATATACATCTGATCCAATATCATCATAAAACCTCTCCTTAGTCTTGGTTTGTACCAGATTTCTCACGGAACGCATGATAGCTCTCTCGTTTCTCAAGACATTTAAGTCTCCTGTTACAGGATTTGGTTGAAAATCGAGGGTTATGTCTTTATATCCTCTGGATTTAGCCGCCACTAAAGAATTTGCAATACATATCAGGGTTATTTATACCCTATTTTCTCAATTCCAACGAGTGACTACTAATTCAATGCTATTATCATCCATTTCCCACTCTTCTAATACCTCAAATCCATCATTTTTTATTTGATTATGGATAGTCATTCTTGCATATTGTTGTGTAACTTTCTCAACAAACCTTTTTGGTGGAATTGGATCTTTCCAAGTTTGTAGGTCAGCTACTAGTTCATACTCTGCTCCGTTCCAACGGAATCCTATATCATTCCCTATAGCAACATCAACCTTTACTTTCTCATGGTTGTGATCAATAGGATTAACTAATAAATGATCCTCCTGTACATCGTACTGAAGGATCTGTAATGCTTCGAGTAAAGCAGGTTTTTTTGTTATCTTGGTCTTTATCGTACTGAAGTGTGACATTAACAACCTTCTGAATCGTGTACAAATTCTTCAACTGGTTCATTCTCATAATAAGCAGGACTAAATTCCCTAGTTAATACTGTACCCAGTTCTTCTTCTATTCCTCTAGTTATCTCTAAACATTGATTACCAGTTACACCAGTTGTCTCTACCGATACTACACCATCTTGACGAATGGAATACTTAACCGTTTCCTGTTTGGACATAACTAAAAAAGCAAGTGTGTGTTATTTAGAACTGTTTAGGATGCGTAATAACATCTCCATGTATTTCACCTATATCATCTATATGTGCAT